TACGATTGATAACTTTGGTGAAAACGTAGTTGCTTGTTTTACCGGGGGCGGTGCAGATGGCAAGATTTACTACTGGCAGAATGACCCGGCAACAATAGCGGCTGTGCTCACCAATGCCCCAACGAACAACAAAGCTGTTTTAGTGACTGATGAAAGATTTGTGATGGCATTAGGTGCAGATTCTAACGCCAGAAAAGTCCAATTCTCAGACCAGAGCGCGCCAACAGTGTGGACCCCAAGTGCCACGAATGCAGCAGGCAGTTTTGAGCTAGCCTCTGAAGGTCAGATACAAGCGGGTGTGGTGATACGGGGACAGATACTAATCCTGACAGATGCAGACGCTCACGCTGTAGATTATGTGGGAAGTCCTTTTTACTACACTTCCCAGAAAGTGGGTAGCAACTGCGGCATCATAGCACCCAAGGCAATTGCCTCATTTGGTACATCGGCTTACTGGATGGGTGAAAAATCTTTCTACGCTTACGATGGCGGTTATACAGTTCCGATCACGAGTGAAGTCTCTGACGCGGTGTTTACGGATCTCAATCAGGTCCAACGCTCTAAAATATGGGCAGTGGTCAACGGCCAATACAATGAATGTTGGTGGTTTTATCCTTCTTCAGGTTCAACAGAGGTCGATAAGTACGTTTCCTTTAATTTCAATAATCAATCGTGGGCGATGGGATCTCTTGCTAGAACAGCGGGTGTGGATAACGGTGTATTCCAAAATCCTATATGGGCCTCTACCGACAGATATATTTACGAGCATGAAACGGGCTTTTCTTGGGACGGAGCTACACCTTTCGCTGAAAGCGGAGCTCTGCAAATCGGTGATGGTGAAAGAATTATGGATGTTACGGGATTAATTCCCGATGAGTCTAATCTGGGTGATACGTCAGTCATCTTTAAAACGCGGATGTTTCCCACAGGTGCTGAGACCGTATCAGGTAGCTTCTCAATGGCCAACCCTACCAACGTTCGTTTGTCAGCCAGACAAGTGCGAATTCGAGTGACCAGTAACTCGGCTAGCGATTGGCGTTTCGGAAATATGCGAATAGAAGTTCAGCCGGGGTCTGCACGATGAAGCTATCCAGACCACTTAGAGAATACGATCAATCACAGTTCGCCACTAATAATTTTACGCTCGAACAAGCTGATCGAAATAATCACAAAAAAGATCAAGACATCGAGGTTGGGTCAGCCTCTGTTATTTTAACTTCCGCAAACGGCACACGATATAAATTAGAAGTGAGTGACGCTGGCGTATTATCAACGAGTGCAGCCTGATGCCAACAATTCGTCCTATACAATCAATAACTGTTACTGGGAAAAAACCTCAAGGTCAAACGTTTACTGGCTATGACTCGCTATCAACGGTCGATCTGCCAGAGGAATCACAATACGAATCATATGGCGCAGAGGGAATAGAATTAGCTGGAGGTGGAGAAGAAAAAAACGCAGATAATAACTACGGTCTAAATGTACTGGGTGATCTTGGCGATCCGACCTTGAAAAATGATGGGTATAATTTAACAAATACACTAGACAATTTACTGCTAGCTGATCAAATAAAAATGTTTGGCAATCAGTTTGATCCTTTTGATTTATCTTTAGGTTCTACGTTTCCCAATCAAGGTTTATACGGAAATAATATGTCGCAAGTAGCTGCGGATATTGCTGCGGCTGGTTTGAATCCTAGCGGCAGAGCGCCGGCAACAGGCCCCGGTTTTGACCCAACGTTAGACCCAACTATACCCGACACTGGCGGTGGTGCAGTTAATTACACTGGACCCGGCGGGGTAGGCGTTAGTGACACGGTGACAGGCGGCGCGGGTAACGACCAAATAGATTTATCGCCACAGGGTTCTGGTCCTGCGGCCCGAGACCCCAACGTGATTATTGATGATGCACAAGAGCGAGGCCTTACGGTAGAAGATATTCTTAATGAAAACCAAGGCACAAGCTCTGATGGTGACCCGTACAATATTGGTGAGGTTCTTTTTTCACTTATTATCAGCAAGAATCCAAACGCTAAAAAGATTTTAGATCGCAGCGGTTATGTTCCACCAGCCGCAGATCCGGGTGCAGGCAATGTCCCCGCAGGCGGTGCAGGCAATGACACTGTAGCAGCGGGCGGCGGTGATGACACTGTTGGCGGCGGTGCAGGCGATGTAGACGCTGGAGTAGATGCGGGAGCTGATTCCGGTGATCTCGGCGTGAATAATCAACCAAACGGTAATCCACCCGGAGGAAACCCACCCGGCGGTAATCAACCAGACAATGACACACTAGATGTTGATGACACAAACGATGACACCGGGGGCGGGTCATTAATCCCAGATATTATTGAAGGCGGCGCAACAACGGCCGCTGCACTTGGAGGCGCTATGAGCGGATTCGGATCAGGTTTTTCTAACACACAAAGAAAAACTAGCACGATGGACCCGGACATTAAAAATCGGCTAACGGATCTTTACGGTCCAGCGCCGGGTGTCATGAATAGTTTAGTTAATAGACTTAACACTGGATACACAGGTTTTCAGGATGATCGTTTTGCCAACATGAACGCGGATCAATTACTTTTTAATCAGATGGTAAGAGATAACATCTCACGCGCACCGGGTGCGGATATTTTTGAGCGGAGCGTGAGTAGAGCCGATGCTACTGCAACACCTACTGGTATGGATGTCGCAACTTCAGCTTTTGGACCAACAGATCAACCTTTGGCTCAAGCTGCAAGATCAAATATCCAAGACGTTGTTGCTGGTCAGTTCGCAGGCACTAATCTGGACCCGTATCAAAATCCTTACAACACAGCAGTTGTAGATACTGCACTTGCTGATCTAGATCGTGCCACACAAATGCGACTACGAGCTGCGGATGATCAAGCTACTAAAGCGGGTGCTTATGGTGGAGATCGAGCAGCTATCGAGCGAGGCTTAATTAACGAAGAAAGTTTAAGAACAGCGGGTCGTATGGTTGCGGATTTGAGGGCCAGAGGTTTTGAAGATGCTGCTAATCGAGTTGAAGCAGACCTTGATCGAGAAATGAAAGCACAAGAAACAAATCAATTAGCGGACAGACAAACAAGTAGAGATGCATTAGACACGGCCACGGCAATTGAGCGTGACGATCCGGTCAATCAGTTAAGAGCTTCTCAAGCACTTCTAAATGCCTTTGGGCAGGGCTCTGACCAGTACAGAAATTATCTCGCTGACTTTATGGGCGTTGGAGATAGACTTGATGACAGAAGTCAGAGAGAGCTTGATTTCGATTTTGCTGAGTTTGCCAATGCGGTTAACTACGACCAAAACATGATAGACAACATGATTCGCTTACTCAGTACAGCAACAGGCGATCGTCAAGAAGAAACAAAAACAGAGATGGGTACTGTTGGTCAGCTTGCACAAATTGCAAATATAGCTCCCGCTCTCGGCGGGATGATTGGCGGCGCAACTGATTTCATTGGCGGTTTGTTGAATCGTGGTGACAACGATGTCGATTTTGGCGCTTATCCCAACGCTCGATACAAAATATAGAAGGTAACTACTATGGCAGACGGTTTACTAGACAGAATTGGTCGCACATTAAGAACTGCCGGGAGCGGGATAGGTGACATCCTTGCAGCGGGGGGTCAGGCATACGCGCCGCCCGATATGAATCTTACTCGGAACCAGCAGATGGGTTTGCTGGGATCTCGTTTGGGAGACATGATGGTCGGGCCACGCGGTGAAATGACCAACAATACCCCAACGTATTTACAAGACATACGAAATAATCAAACAAGATTAGATGTGACGGCAGCTATACAAGCTGATCCAGATTTGACGCCAGCAGAAAAACAATCTTTGTTGTCTTTGCCTACGTCTAATCAAATTCAATTTATGCAAAACAAGATGGAGACCAAGTACGCGCCGAGTGGTTTATTGCAAGCTCCCTCAAGCGTTCGCACATTTAACTTTTATAGGGGCCTAAATCCTACTCAAGAGCTTACGCCAGCGCAAGAACAACAAATGTTTATGAGTCTTCTTAGGGCTGGTCAAACATATGACACAGGCAGAGAGATAGGTTTGTTAGATCCTCTCACTGGTCTGCCTGCCTCTAGTATTCCTCTCGAAATCCCGATTGGAGAATCGCCAGAAGAAGAGGCAGAAGTAGCGAGAGCTGTTGGCGATGAAGACATAACAACAGCGCAACAGATCGCACGAGATGCAGCAGAAATTGACAGAGAAACAGCATCAGAACAAAGAGACATAGAAAGATTGGAAAAGTTCAATGAGGACAAAGATGCTTTTAATCAAAATCTTGTTGATATTGATTTGCTGATACAGAAAGGTGAAGAAATATTAGCGCATCCGGGTTTCGATATGGCTTTTGGTTTCACCTCCAACTTAACGGGTGGTGGGCTAAATGTTTTTGGCGGTACGGATGCACAAAATTTAGTGCAAACATTTAAAGACAATGAGTTTGCTGAAATGATCGGACGAATGCGAGAGCAGAGCCCTTCAGGCGGTGCTGTTGGTCAGGTTTCTGAGAAAGAAGGTGAGCGATTTGAAAATATGCTAGGTGATTTGCGTTTCAGCTCATCTGAAGAGCAAGCAAGATCAAACCTAGAAAGAATAATAAGAGAGCTTGAAAATTCTAAAAATCTGTACACCCTATCAATGCAAAATGAATACAAAGACCTCTCTGAGTCTGAGGGTTTATTTATTGAAGGCTATGAGGCAACGATTGGCCGAGCTGGTGCATTCAGTGATGTGGGTAATTTAACGCAACGGCAACAATTGACGTTGGAACGCGGCGGTGAGCTTTCAGACGCCGAATATGATTTGCTTTCCGATGAAGAATTACAACGGATTGTGGACATACAAGAGGGGCTGAGAATTCGATGAATGCGAAAGCAAAATTAGAAAATCGTAAGGCCGAAAAACGTGCGTTAAATTTTCCGCGTCTGCGAACGGCAGCGCAAGGGCTCACGTTAGGGTTTGGTGACGAAATCGAAGCCGCAATGCGTAATCCGGGTTTACTGCTAGGTTTGGAAAGCTCCAAGCAAGAATATGCTGACGATCTTGCTGATGCTCGGCGGTCCATCGCTGGTTTTAGAGAATCCAATCCTGTTCAATCTGCCGCGTTAGAGATGGGCGGGGCTCTTATCCCGTCACTGTTACCGTTTGGTTTTCTCGGCACTGGCGCAAGAGCGGGCAGCCTGCTTGGGCGTATGGGTCGAGGTGCGGGCATTGGTGCAGCAGAGGGTGGCATCTACGGGATGGGTACTCAAGAAGGCGGCTTACTTGACAGAAATCCACTTAATACTGAAGCAGCCGTTGGTGGGGGGGTCGGTGCATTTATACCCGGAGTTGGCGCAGTCGGTGCTTCAGCAATAAATAGAATGCGAGATCCGTTAAATAGAGCGCAGAGAAGTTTTAGAAACTTGTTAGGTCCGGGTAAAGACAATACGACATTGGGGCGAATGCTAGCGGAGCGTAATCCTGATAAACCTCAAGTAGCAGCAGATTTGATGGGTGCGAATGCACAGAGTCGAGTAGGCGCATTGTCCGGTATGAGTGGCCCCCAACGTGAACAATTGAATCAAGGCTTGCAGGCGAGACAGATAGGTCAAGCCGAAAGAGCAATCTCAGACATTGAAACTACCTCTGGTATTCCGCTGAAAAACACTGAAGAGGCTGTTGACGATTTAAGTAGACAAAGAGCAGCTCAAGCAAGACCACTTTATGAAGCTGCCTATGAAGCGGGTAGCGAAATAAATGATCCAGCGATTACAACCTTAATAAACAAACCTGATTTTAGATCGGCTTACAATAAAGGCAAAATAATCTACGATGCAGAAAATTCTGCTAGGATTTTAAGACAGCAAGAGCCACTTCCCGAATTAGGTGATTTGCCAGAAGGTGCAGTAAGTTTTAATTTGCGCGGATTGGATAACATTTATCGAGGCATGCGAACGCAAGCTGATAAAGCGTACCGGGATGGTGAATCGGAATTAGGGAAAGCGTTAAAAGATCAAGCCAACGCACTGCGTGATAGGTTAGATGAATTAGTTCCCGAATACGGCAAAGCAAGATCAGTATTTAAATCAGATTCTGAAATGATTGAAGCGATGCAGCTTGGTCAGCAGTTTATGGCTCCGGGTCGGATCGGTCGTAACTCTAGAACGCTGAAAAAAGAATTAGAGGGTTTAGATGAAGGACAACTCGAAGCCTATCGGATGGGTGCGATCGACGCGGTAAGGCAGGAAATTGCAAAAGGAGCAAAAGAAGGTACGAACATCCGCACTCGATTTTTTGGCACTAAAGAGATGCGAGATCGATTGCGCTTGTTATATCCAGATGGTGCAGAAGGAGATAGTCAGTTTAACGCGCTTATAAATAGACTGAACCAAGAAGATCAGATGCAACAAACTTTAAAAAAGACTTACGGAGCAAGAACTGCGCCGATGCAAGAAGAGATCAAAGATCAAATTGCTGACGAGGGTGGAGCAAACGTGTCGCGCGGAGATGTGCAGAGGGGTCTTTTTTCACCAATTAATGCCGCTGCTGATTATGTGTATGGCGGGATTGCTAATACAATAAGAGAGGGCAGTCCGAGAGTGCGGCAAGAGATGGCAGACTTATTAATGGACCCAGTGCTCGGCGGTGTAGGCAAAAATAATATGCCCGTACTGTCACCAAGAATGCAGCAGTTCCAACAGAACCTAACGAGGTCTAATCAGAACGCGCAACAGTTAAGAGGATTGCTTGATCGGTTTGCTGTGCCTGCGGGAGCAGCAGGCGGTCTTATGGGTTCTATTTATAGCAACCGCCAATAGTCTTCCTTCCTTTATTTAGGTAACGGAAGATTGGTATGCATTTAGTATGCATCTGCTGTATTTGACAGGAAACCAGATCAATACCTACTCAATACATAACTGAAATAAGCTATATAAATTAGTCACTTACTGTAACTTTTTGGGTACCTGTTGGAATCAGAATGGCGGATTCGAATCCCGTCCGGTCCGCCATTTAACTTTTTGATTTTATTGAAGTTTATTTTCTGGAAAGGCCAAATGGTATGCATTTGGTATGCATTAAGAGATTTTGCTCATTGGTTCAAGAAGGGAATAGTCTTCATTACGGTCCTTGTAATCGTCTATTATTTCCGCGTAAGTATTTTCGAACATTGCCCTAGAGTGACCGAGCTCTCTTGGACCTTTTTCACCTTGACCTTGAGAGATCAACTCAGCCGCTCTGGTGTGTCTTAGAGTGTAAGGAATGCGATAGGGTATCTTGCACTCTAAATACTCTCCTATGTCCTCATCGTCCCACTCAGTTCGCAAATCATTGTAAAGCGCATCGGCATCTTTACTGGACAGTCGAACATTTTCATGAGCGTCACGCCACGCATTACAGAAACTATCTGCATCAAGATAAACTGTGCCTTTAGTGTTTAAGAAAATGAAATCGTTTTTATCGATGTTCACAATCTTTTTAGGCTTAACTAATTTACGACATTCCGCTAGTGCTTCTCTTGCAGGCGCAGATAAATAAACTTTTCGTTTTGCATAAGTCTTAGTAGTGTTACTTAGCTTTCTACCAACGATGCTTTTATTAACAGACAAAAATTGTCCATCAATAATATCGTTCCACTGCAATGCGAGGATCTCGCCAGTACGCATTCCGCAATAACGAAAAATAGTAAAGTAAAGATGCACAAACGGATCGTCATGTTCCTTTAGATAATCGAGCAACGCCTCAACCTCAACTTGTCGATAACGCAAGGTTGGCACTTCCTCTTCATCAGGGAATCTAAACTCACCCCGTGGGCAAGGATTAGGTGAAATGATGTGATGGTCGAGCAGCCGTCTTAATGCACTAACACGATTAGCCAGAGTCGCTTTCGATAAGTGACAGTTGCTATTGATCCACTTCTGTATTTGTTTAGGCTCAATGGAACGCAAAGGCTTATGGCCAAAGATCGGCATCCACGTTGTTCTGAGAATGGTCAACTGATCTTCAATTGTTGTTTTCTTCCATCCTTTTTTCTTACCCTTAGTTTTTACGGCCTCACTTTCTACCATCCTTCTCGCGTGGTCCTCAAACTCTAAGTAAGCATCTCGATAAGAAAGGCCAGATGTATTATCAGCCTTTTTCTGCTCTTGTGGCTCAGTTGAATACTTCTCTTTCAACTCGCCCCAAGTAATAAATTGCATCCTTAATGCTTCTAGCTGTTCCCTGTAGAGCCTTCCAGCCGCATTGATATCCCTTTGATTATTAGGCGATCCCGGCACATTAACAACGATATTATCGTTTTTGCCGTTAACCCGCTTTTGCCAGTGAACCCTTATGCTTTTTCCGTGTGCTTGCACTCCTGTCGGGAAATTAGCCACTTGTCTACCTCCGGTACGTTTATGAGTGTTTGCCTTCCAACAACGACATAATGCCGTCCGTTGATCCAGCCCGGTTCGCCGTTAGCTCCTACGTGCATCCAGTTCGTTATAGTTCGATCTGAAACACCTAGCTTTTTGGCGTATTTCTTCCTATGTATGAATTGAGGTTCCATCTACACTCCGTATACTACAGGTATCTATTAACATTATCAAATACTAAAGGTATCTATTTAGGGGTTAAAAAGGGATATCATCATCAAAATTATCAGTTTTCGCGGGTTTTGCGGGTTTTTCAGTTTCTACGATAGGGGCTGTGATTTCTTTGCCGTCCTTATCCTTTTTGGGTTTACCGAGCTTTATGCTCAAAAAAGGCCCGTTCGAGCCATTTCTGATTTTACCGTTTACCCAATGTAGAACTAACAAATTTCGCTTCTCATCCTTCTCCCAACGTGAGCCGGAATAATCGTTACCGTAGTCATCTGGTTCTTTATTCTTGTTTAGGGTCTCATCGCCGTGTCTCGGGTCGTAATCACTCATTTCTTAACTTTCTCCTATTTTTTAATTTTGTTTCACCCAGCACTTCATCTAACTTTTTTGCGCTGCTATAAAACTTATTTGCTGAAACGTAAAAAAGGCAATAATCAACAACTTGATCGTTATTAAGATCAACACCACATTGTTGCTTAACTTTGGCCTTAACGATTTGCGTGATATGCTTTCTTTCGTCTTCTGTCATACTTAATACTCTTTCGATAATTTCTTCATCAGTCATGTGAAACGCCCCGGATGACTGAATTAACCATCCCTTAACTTTCTCCTATTTTCTACTTGGTCATCGCTTTCTTCTAATAGCTTTTCAGCTCCCGCTAGAATTATGTCTATGTCTTCTTGGTTACGTTGGATAGGAATAATCATCAACTGCTCATCCTCATGCAGCCTAGGATCAAAAGTCACAAAGTCGCACCGATCGGTTTCAGTGCAGTTCATTTGCAATTGCATCTGATAGTAGTACCCAAGCCGCCCGTTTGTTCCCAACGTCTTAACTTTTTCTAAAAAGGATTCATCATCTACAGGTATTCCCGCAGCTTTCATGTTGATAAAATCTTTATGATAGCCAGCGGAGTAGGGGCATTTGATTTCAATAGGACGCCGTCAGGGCTTGCACAGATGCGTTCGTTAGTTGGATCGAGGAATATGCCTACTTCATCGACTAGGTTACCTGATTCTATCTCATAGGCTTGAAACGCTTTAGATTCGTTGTCAACGCCCCACTGAATTGAATCGGGTTTCCTTCTGAGCTCTTCCTTTAATATTTCAGCCAAACATTTCTCAGGGTCGAGTATCTGGTCGACGATTTTGTTTTTGATGTCTTCTCGCTTACTTGAATAAGCACCCCGAGATCCCGGCACAACAACACCAGCG